AATTTGTTGATATACTTAATTGCATCATTTGAATTTTTTATGATAGGTTTTCTTTTTTTATTGAAAGATTTTTTAACATCTTCTAGATTATCTTTTTTTACATTCAATATAGAATCCATTATGTCCGCACGTTTTTTCAATTCAATATAATCATATTGATATTTGTTTATCAATGCCTCCAAACTATCTTTTGTTTTTGTTGAAGACTTCATTTGTTCTTTTGAACGATTGTTGTCATAAACTACATAAACAAAAAGTATTGCAAATACAGAAATGGCAAAAATTTTTATGTAGTTGCCAATTCTTTTTTCCAAAACATTTTCCATTTTTAATCCTTTGTATACGTTGAAACCATTTTTGCTCTACCACGACCGGTAGCACCTTTTTTTCTCTTTCGTGTTACGGCACTTCTTTTTTGCTTGGATGACATAGAAGCAGCTTTTGATGCAGGAACGCATTTTGGATATGCTCTTTTGCCACCTTTTCTGGCTTTACTACCAGCAGAAGCGCCACATGGAGGATGGCCACCACTTTTTTTCTTACGAGAAATATCAACCCATTTTTCTCTAAACCAACCGGTTAATCCACCACTGGGTTTTTTTCCTTCGATCAGAACCGAACGAAAGTATTCTCTGATTATTTCTCTAACAATATTTTCTGTGCATTTATTCATACACATAAATATAGGTTTAATTATTTTTAATCAATATATGTAATTAGTATGTCAAGTCAATAAGTATCTAGCATATGGTATCTTAAATTTTTTCGATACTTCTAAATTTGCTCCGTGTGTTGATTCGCCATGTATCCAGTCTGATTGTGCATATTCATCTTCATTTAGTTTATATGTATTGAATATTGATTCAATTTTTTCTTGTATTTCTTCTTTTTTTTGTTTACGATATTCTGAAATATCGGTTTTGTAATTTGAATATATTTCCAACCAATTATCCCAACCAATTTTTGGTTCTTGCATAACATATGTGTATTTTGCATCAACTACTCTATCTTCCACAATTCGATCATCTATAAAAGTCAGTATGTCATCCAGAGAAAATGATCCATAAATTTCAGTTTGACGACCTGTAAAATTTATTTCATCCTCATAATTCGGTGGATGATTGTGTACCGTTATCCCATCTTTTAGACTTAAAATAAAAGATCTAGTATCAGAGCTGATTACAACCTGTTCATTATCACCCTTTATTATTTTAAATTTATCTTCCATTTTGTTAGTAATAAGTAAATGTTCAATAGGATTTTTTCTATATTTTTTTTCAAATTTTTTAATTATATCCATTTTTGATCCATATCCACCAACTGGATATACACTTATTGCCTCTCGAATCAAACGTTTTTCATTTATATTTGCTTGATCATTAATATATGTTTCATCGATTACTTCATCTGAAATTAATTTTTTTGCTGCATTTTTTAAATACGAATCATTAATATTGATTGTTTCTGCCATTTTATCTCAAACCATTTAGTAAATTATCTATTATCAACATATCTTGCATATGGTATTCTATATTTTCGTGAAACTAAAAGATTTGCAACATGCAATGAATCTTCAAACCAAGATCTAGGATCGTTTTTACCAATTCCTTTTTCAGCCGCAAGTTTTAGTTTATTTCTATTTGCAATAAAAACTTGGTCAAAAAATTGATACAATGGGTTACCAGTAAAGTCTGGTGTTCCATTTACTAACTTATATTCAATAGTTTCTGGATATTGATTTTTCCAAACATCCCACCCAACAACAGGTCTTTGCATTACATATGCATAATAATAATCAACCACTCTAAGTTCCAAATCTTCTTGTAATATAAAACTTGTTATATCATCAGGAGAAAAAGATCCACCATCTGCATTATTTTGTTTAGGGTGGTTATGTGTTGATATTCTATCTTCCAATCCTAAATATATTTTCGCTTCTTTTTGAGTTAATCCAGGTGTATTTGATTGATCACCTACTTTTTCTATCTTCCAAGAAACTCTTAGATTGGTATACAATGCCGTCTCTGTTAATTTGAATCTTTGTTTAATTTCAAAATCATTTATTACTCGAATATCTTTACCATATCCACCGACTGGATATACTTTTATGTCATCATCATTTACAATATTCTGATTATTATTATCTGAAACTTGTTGTTCGTGTTCTTTATATGGTGTTGATAAAATTTCTATAAATTCTTCTTCTGGTATTTCACCATTAACATCGGCCATATTCTTCTCATATTAATACTTTTAAAAGTTTTTATTCAAAAGTTTATTCAACCATACTCGTATTGATCTAACATCAAAATCTACTGGTATTTTATTTGTAAATTCTGCCTGCATAGCAACATCATATTCTTTCTTATACTTACCACGCAGTCTTAATTCTTCTACTGGAACGCGTTCATATTTATATCCATATTTTTTTGAAAGCACTCTATTTGCATAATGTATAGATTCACCCCAGTTATCATATTTTATGGAATCACTATAAATAGCATCAAGTTGCATTCGTTTTAAATCTTGAATTTGATCAAATTCAAGTTCAATTGCAATTCTTATTGCTGGGTTTATTCCAGTATCTTCTTTATTGAACGTCCCATCCGCTTTTCTTTTACCCGCTTTACCAACTCTATACGTAGACCAACCACCTGCAGGCCTTTGTAATACATATGTATAAAATTTATTAGACACTCTCATTTCTGAAAGATTATTGTGAATAGCAAACCATATGTCCTGCGGAGAAAATCCAGATTTATTAATAACTCCATTACCTTCATCCCAAGGATGTACATGAGAAACTATAACATTTTGTCCTCTTTTCATTTTATCCCAATTAAAAGGATTCAATGGTGCAGCAGAAGCTGCAAATCCACCTTGTAAAAATAAAAGCTCATCCGGCAATCTTGGATCAATTGCAATCATATACTCTCTGTTTGATGATATATCCGCAACTCTAAATGTTGCTTCCCAATCTCTCATTAAAGGTATGTCAGTACCTCTACCATGCGGCACTGGATTTGATAAAGCTATGTCATAATTACTCAAGGATTTTCTTCTAGTTCCACCAACTATACCATACCATTTAACAGAAAGTGGAACAGGACTAGGAGCCGGTACGAGCACGGCTCTACCATTATATGTTCCATTTAATGTTAAATGAAACTCTAATAATGTGTCATAAAAAGAATCAACAAATTTTTTCCAATCTTTTATTTGCCAGACACTTTTTAAATTACCAGCAAAATCATAGTTACCAAATGCAACTGCATAGTATTCCACTCCAACAAAAGTTGGTTGTGGTGGTGGATTTGGACTAACTTTTACACCTGGATTTTGTGATTGCGGATCAAAACTGATGCACGGTGGTGAAGGGGGCATTGGTGTAAATTTTGAATCTACCCAATATTTATTAAAACCCTCCGCCATCGTTTTATATGCACTATCAAATCTAAGAGTACCAGGGGAAGATGAATCTTTTACATAAGATTGAGTTTTTAGTGATTCTTCTATTTTTTTTTTCAAAATATTTTTATTACCAGTCATTAAAACCGCACCAAACATAGTTTTACAACTTCCTTTGCAAGCCAAATCATAAGCATCCGCATAAGCAGATGCAACCTGACTCACTGGTTTATTGTGAGGTTTGCCAACTTCTTTTGTTAATTTATCATAAAATATTTGATAGTTCATATTATTACGTTTTATCTATTGCACCTTTGCCACTCGAAGGCCATCCAAATCTACAAGACCAATATCTTGCCTTGTGTCTTGGACCAGGTGAATGACAACGGTGACGTGCACGGAATGATTTTCTACGAGCAGCATTACTCTTTTTAATTTTCATTGTCTTTTTACCACCTTCTCCTTTGTGCCCAAAATTTACTTTAACAATATTACCATTTGGTTTTTTAACATAAACAGAAAACTTTTTTGGACCACCTGGAGTTCTGAAAGGTTTACCGAGAGAAACTTTTCTACCACGATATTCTGCCTCATTCATCATATTTGGTTCACTTTCTTGTAAAGAAAAATGCAATTCAGTTATTTTACCACATGAATTGGTTGCATAACCTTCAAGTTGATACGATGGATTATTGATAACTTCCTTAACATTGCGATAACCACCACCTGCTGCTTTATATGCCTTCACAAGTGCACCAGATGCATAAGCACTTGGCCATACTTTATATTTTCTCTTAATTCTTGCCTTTATACTGTTGTAAAGTTTTTTATTTGTAGGAACTGCTCTTTCAACAATTATACTTTTCATCTATTTCTCCGTTTACGAATAGGTTTTTCATCGACTATATCATTATCATCTAATTCTTCATAATAATCAGTACCTTCCATCTTTCTATATTTTGTTGCAAATTGTTCTGATGCTACTGAAAAGAGACTACCAACCACTATGTAAAGAAATCCATCGAATATAAATTGTTCTATCTTTTTATCATAAAAAGTAGACAATACTGCCATAAATATCATAACAAGAAAAGAAAAAAACATCATCATTCTTTTTGATGATAACCTACCTCGTATTCCACTAAAAGTTTCTGAAACAGGACTAAGTGGTTTCAATGTTTTCTCCCAAATCTTCCTCTAACTTTTTAATAAAGTTATTTCTAAATTCTTCAAACTCTTTTTCTATTTTTTCCAAAAGTTCTTCCTTATTCAAAGGAGTTTTCCATTTTTCATTATCACCAAAATCATTTGTAAATTCCATTCGTGATAACTCACTAGCAATCATATCTTTGTCTCTTTCTGCTTCCTTCAACCAAGATAATGCGTTTTCTTTTAGTTTTCTTTTTTCATATTCATCCCATTTACCTTCAAGACGAATTTTGTGTTCCATATCAACAACGCAATCAAAACACATACCATGAATACTTTTCATTTTTTGATCAAGTCTTTTTGGCATACCACAATTGCAAGTTTCTTTTGGACAGTTTGGAAATGAATTTAGATATTCGTGTAACTCTTGTTGCCAAACTTTACCAAGTTTTATCTTATAGCCATTTCTTTGTTCCCATTCATTTCCATCAGAATCAAACCATTTATCACCAATTTTTCTTGAAATATTTGATTCTTTGTCTTCTTCGGTATACCCAACGGTAACTTTGTTTTGACTATCATGTTCACCGGCAAGAAGTTTCTTAACATCATCAAGACTTTCAATTTTAATATCCATAACATAACCTTTTATTTTATTATTTCATTGTAAACTTTATTCCAAAATTTTCTTGTTATCATATGTAATGGTCTTAAACCATTTTTATCCTTTTTACTCTCTTTCATTTTACCACGTTTGGTATTGAATTTAGAAACAACCATGTTAAATATCTCAACATCAAACCAACCAAATATAGAAATGAAACGAGATTTCAATTCAGATAATTTAGCAGAACGGTCTGCCAAAGCAGCAAAAATACTCTTTGAACCCATTTCGCCAAACGATGGAATATCGTATCTGACATGATTTACTATCATGTAATATATGTAAGGGTTCTGAATATCTTTGTAAGGCAAATGACTACCACCATTCCACTTCATCAATCTCTTGTAATTTTTTAATTTAGATGCATCGTCTTTATCAACTGCATAAATTACAACAGTAGCGTCACCATCAAATTGTTCAATAACATTTGTTGCATGAAATGGTGTATTTGATTTTTGAATATGTTTGACATTATGACGACGCATTATTGCAAACTTTTCGTCATATGTTAATGGCTTTTCTATTGGATCCGTAATATCATTTGTAACAATAATAACATTATCTTTATCAAACTTACGGCAAATTCTTTCATATTCTTCACGATGATAAATTGCCATCGGTTGAAATTTACCAGGATAAAGAACAACAATATCCTTGTCCACTAATTCATTTTCATTGAATATGGCAAGATTCATTTCTTTTATCAATTTAAGAATCTTATTGTTCATTTTATATTTCCGGTTCGTCTGGCCAAACTATATTGTAAGGATCAGATTGTAATGTTATATCTCGAAGTGATTGACGATATATTTGCCATTGTTCTTTTTTTTCAGAATTTAATGGACTGTCTGGTAATTGAGTCCAATCACATTCTTTTAGTTTTATGGTTCTTATTTCTCGAATATGATACCACTTATTATTTGATTCTATTTCAATTTCTAAATCCGTTTTTATTCTATATGTTTGTATTTCAACAACTTCTTCTTCTGTTATTTCATAATAAGTACCATCAGAAATGGCATTTTCTGGAATAGATGCGGGTTCAAATCTATATGGAAACCAACCATATGATTTTAATGTTTCTTGATCCAATAAATAAAAATTTGAAATGTTTTTCCAATTTATTGGCAACACTCTATTACTTTCTTTTACTACACCGTCTTCTACTAATGCATATTTCATCAAACATTCCTAAATTCATTTACATACAAATAAATATGATTACACAATCGAATCCCATAGTTTTTTCCAATCAATATATGGATCAAGTTGTCTCTCATATCCCATATGTAATGCTAGCGATGGTATTGGGGTAAACAGAGTTACTTCCCAACGCCAAATATGATTGATAGTAGTTCCTTCTTGAATTTCATTGGCCTCACCCCACTCGGTCATATATTCTGTTGCACACGTGTAAAATCTACTCCAAAATTTACGGACAATTTCTGGATTACACATAAAAGTGAAAGTTGCATATTTGTTTGTTCTCCAATGTCTATTTTTTCCAAGAACGATTCGTGATTCATCTATAAACTTTGCCATGTAATTATCTGGATCATCGTATGGATGAATTGCAACTTCTGATCCTAAATTTTTCTTAAATGTTGAATATGAATCAACCATTTCAACTATTGCCGTTGGATAATGTAAGTAATCATCTTCAACAAAATAAACTAAATCTGCAGTAGATGAACGACCTCTATCAAATTGAGCATGACCAGAAGCGTTCCACCCACGCAATTCTAATGGATTAAATTCATAACTATGCCTTGATGTTTTGAAAATTTCATGCAATGAATCTATTAGTTTTTGTGATGAATGGTCATCAAACCAAACAAAATGTATTTTTCCGTCATATTGGTTGGCAGACTGAACCAATGACTTTACACATTTGATAACCAATGTTGTTTTATCAACTCCACAATATCTTGGGGTTGGGTTTGCATGAATATCTATAAAACTATGTGTTCTCAACACAATATCTATGCTTAATGTATTCGTATTCATTATTTACCATATCCTTCTGCCAGTTTAGCAAGTTCTTCACGAATTTTTATGAATGGAACATCCCATTCACCGTATTTTTCCTGTCTAAATAATTTAACAGAATCATACCAATTAGATGTATCACCCGGAACAACCCATGTATAGTATGGCATGATAGGTGTAACCACCCATGTTGGTTTTCCAATAGCCCCGGATAGATGAGCAACTGATGTACATGATGTTATTATCAAATCACAACCAGCAATTATGTTTGCAGTTTCATCCCAAGATTTCATTTGTTCACGCATATCACCAAAAGGCAATCCATCTACAAGATTTTCGTCTCTTTGCAATGAATAAAATGTTGTATTTGGAATATCGTGAAGATTTATCATCAATTCTGGTGGAAATCTTCGATGTTGTTCATCTTCAAATTCTGGAGAACCACTCCAACGAATACCAACTTTAAGATGTCCAGATTTTGAAAATAAATTTCTTGGTTCTGATGGAACGATAAATGGGGAACCATCCAAATCATCATATTCCATTCCGAGAACATAAGGGGCAGACATTGCAGGAACCCAATAATCATAGTGTGCACACATGATAACTTCATTATCAACACAAATAAATCCGTGTCTTGAAAATAAAGGTTTTAATTCAGATGCACATGATACCAAAACTCTTGCACCCATTTCTTGAAATCGTTTAGCAAAACGAAAATTCATTATTTGATCACCAAATCCACCTTCACACCTAAAAAGAAGTGTTTTATTTTCAAGTGGTTCATCTTTCCATATCCTTCCTGAAAGTGCTGGTAGTCCAAATGTATTGATAAATCTACCATAATTTAGATGTTCAAACGCTTTCATCATATTACCATGACGCATTTCATGCCATCCCAAATTAAAAAGAACCCTCAAATCATCTTGGGACTGTTCGCGTAGAATTTTTTCACTTATATCTGGTTGTCCATTTATTGCATGACTTAATGCAACATCTAATGGATGAATTACCTTTTCAAACATAACAAAACCTTTTTATTTTTATATGTAACTAACAAATATACAAAATTTATCCGTAATAACCAAATTTAAGTATATCTTTTTATTATAGCGATATGTGCACTAGCAGCTGAGGCTGAAACCCAAGATGATAAAGTACCAACTTGAATTGGGGATGATCTGTATATTGTATCACCAAGTCCACCTTGTCCGTTACTATTGTTTCCCCAAAACCAAAGTGTACCATCAGTTTTGGTAAAAATCGCATAAGGACCATTCTTATTATACGAAACAGTTTTCCAATTAGTAGAAGTACCAAATGATTGTGAATATGATGTCAATGCAGATGAAGTCCATTGCCACAATGTTCCGTCTGTCTTTATGCCAAATTTTGGAACTCCATAATCACAGGAAATCATAGACCAATCAGTATCAGTTCCAATCTGAATAGGACTGGATCTGTATAGAAATGCCCAGCTGCTTCCATCTGTTTTTTTTACTGCCATATCCTGTCCCAATAATCTATCCCAATTTGTATCCGTTCCAACTTGGATTGGACTGGATCTAGAGATTTCATCTATTGACAATCTACCTATTCCCAATTTTGAATTGTTTGTAGATGTGTTCCATTGACCAGCTGTGTATAATACTCCAGTTTGATTCATAAATGCAGCATGGTCTGTACCCATAGATGCCGATGCCCAATTTGTTAGAGTTCCTACTTGTGTTGGTGAAGAACGATTTGATAATACACCTAAACCTAATTGACCAGATGTGTTCGAACCCCAAGACCAAAGAGTTGCATCTGTTCGTATTCCAAAACTACTATCACTTCCTGCCGAAATTTGTGTCCAATCGGAACGAGTTCCCACTTGTGTTGGTGAAGACAATGTATTAGTTAATCCACTACCAAGTTGTCCAGACGCGTTACCACCCCATGTCCACAATGTTCCGTTAGAATCAATGGCCATTGAGTGTGATCTACCAGCTGCAACTTGTGACCAATTAGATAGAACCCCAACTTGTGTTGGTGATGATCTATTACCAGTAAACGGTGTTGTTATTCCTAATTGTCTATTACCACCATCACCCCAAGCCCAAAGTGTACCATCTGATCTGATTGCAATAGTGTGAGATGCACCCGAAGAAATTTGTGTCCAATCAGAACGAGTTCCGATTTGTACTGGAGATGATCTTGTTGCAGTCAATGACATAGTACGTCCTTGTGCCAAATTTCCACTTGTATTTCTTCCCCATGCCCACATTGTTCCATCAGTTTTTAATGCAATGGTAAATGATTCACCTTGTGAAACTGTTTTCCAATTTGTATCTGGTCCAACTTGAACTGGAATTGATCTAAAAGTTGTATCTAATAATCCTAGTTGACCAACTGTATTTGTACCCCAAGTCCATAGTGTACCATCTGTTTTTATAGAAAAATTATGACTATTGCCAAATAAATCTAGACCAGCATATATTTTTGACCAGTTTGTATCAATTCCAATTTGAACAGGAAGAGTCTTATTAACATTAGTACCATCACCTAATATCCGTGATGTATTAGCACCCCAACCCCAAAGTTTACCATCAAATCCTATAGCATAACCCATATACGCACCCATAGAAAAATTAGAGTAACTTCGTATTTGTGTGTAATTTACATCCTCATAAACTAATCCGGGTAGTCTATTGTCTCTGGAAAGTCCAGCCTGATCCGATGCACCCCAAACCCAAAGTGTACCATCACTTTTTATAGCAACAGACGTACCACCTAATGCAAATGTATTAACATACTTCCAATCAGTACCGGTTCCAATTTGTGTTGGTGAGGATCTACTTATGGTGTTATTTTGCCCAAGTTGTCCACCTAAATTTCTACCCCAAGACCATAGTGTTCCATCTGTTTTTAATCCTACTGGTGATATTACAAATTTCCAATTTGTATCTGTTCCAATTTGAACGGGTAATGATCTATTTATTGTAGTATTATCGCCTAGTTGACCTTCTTGATTATTACCCCAAGACCATAGTGTTCCATCTGTTTTAATTGCATGTGTAAGATTACCAAAGGCAGATATGCTACTCCAATTTGTATCTGTTCCAACTTGTACGGGTGAAGAACGTCCAGTACCAAAATTAGAGGTATTTTGTCCTAATTCACCACTTATATTTTGTCCTGCAGTCCACAATTCATTGAAATAAACTGGTGGAGCAGGAGGTGTTTTTCTAGCATTTATGATTATATTCTTTAACATAACTTCAAACCTTAAATGTTTTGGCCGCCAATAAATCCATACCAATTAGTTCCTTGATCCAAAGAAATGAATCCATACACATCTTTCTTTCCATTTGTGCTAGTAACAGTTGGTGGTGTTCCGCCCGGCCAATAAACAGAAGCAGGCCATATGATAGGATATGATGTTCCATTGCCAGTTGTAATCAATACTATATTACCAGCATTGCCGCCAAAAGGTGGATTACTTATTGTAAAATTATTTATACCACCATCTATTGTTACAGCAAAAACATTACCATTGTTAATATCCAAATCTAAATTTCCAGGAGGACTCACAATACCAACTGTTGTAAATTTTTCTTGATAATCAACAAATGTTGGTGTGTAAACAAATGAACCACTATTGTGATAAACACTACCAGTAATTATTAAGTTTCCAGTATTTGGTCTAATTTCTTGTATTGCAGCACGTGTTTCTACCGCTAAATCGTTTTCAAAATAAGCAGTTCCGGATACATATAAACTCGCAGACACCAATAATGTATTGTATTGACTTCCCCCAATATCAGTAACAAGTGATAATTGAGCAGATGCAGTTGCAGCATTAGTGGTTCCATCGGATGCCAAAAATCTATTGACAAAAGGACTGTTTATAGTATTGAAGCCAGTTCCATTATTACCAGATGTTCCAGATGAACCGTTGACTCCAGATGTTCCAGATGAACCAGAACTACCATTGGCTCCAGATGTTCCAGATGAACCAGAACTACCATTGGCACCAGATGTTCCAGATGAACCAGATGTTCCAGAAGAACCAGATGTTCCAGAAGAA